TTAGCAAAGACGGAATACTCCGAATACCTTGCCCAAGATCTTGCAATCCTGTACGATAATAGGATCCATCGTATCATTTTCGGGCTGCAGGCGGATATGGCCGTTTTCCTTATAAAATGTCTTGACAGTAGCAGAATCATCAACTAAAGCAACGACAATATCTCCATTGCGGACATTGCTGCACTGTTGTACAAAAATCTGGTCCCCATCGAAAATTCCGACATTGATCATGCTTTCGCCTTTTACCTTCAAGACAAAGGTATCGCCGGTTCCGGAAGGAATAAAATCTGCCGGAATAGGGAAATATCCCTCAATATTCTGTTGTGCAAAAATAGGCTGACCGGCAGCAACTGTGCCGATAATCGGAATGCTGGATGTCTCACGACGTACCATCTGAAAACCGTCATCAACAATTTCAATAGCGCGAGGCTTGGTAGGATCGCGACGAATATATCCATATTTTTCCAGCGTTTCCAGATGTGAGTGAACGGATGATGTAGATTTTAAATGTACGGCTTCACAAATTTCACGAACTGACGGAGGATACCCCTTAGTCAGAATTTCATCCTTCATAAAGTCCAATATCTGTTGCTGCTTATCTGAAATTTTTCTTTGATTCATAGAATTTCCCTCCTAAATGTATATCTAAATGGTATATCTAAATGAAATGATGTCAGGGTCAAAAGACAGAAAGACACTTATATCATATAAAAAAATATCTTTGACGTTTTATAAATCAAGTATACCAGTTCCTGAGAAAAAAAGCAAACACATATTCCGAAAATTTGTTCGAATTTTGCTTGACAATACAAACATTTGTTCTTATAATCAAGATACAGAACGGACGTTCACAACATTTGTTCGATTATAACAGATAAGTTTCTTTACAGATATTTATGATTTATACCGATGAGAAATGGTTGCAGACTGGGAGATTATTGATTATGAGAAATGAGACTATGAGAGAAAGAAATTATTGCAGCAGCGATTATACTAAAAGAACCTGCCATGATAAAAAAACAGCAAAGATTACAGCTAAAAAAAGAAGAGCACAGCAAATGAGAATAAAAGCTTTTTTCTCTGTTATGGCGATACTTTTTGTGGTAGTACTTGGTACATCGATGTTTTCACTTAAGACACGCGCTAATTCCTTAGAGGGAGCCAATGATTACAGGTATTATACTAATTACTGTATTGAGCCCGGAGAAAGTATCTGGAGCATTGCTGCGGATCATATAGACTATGCACATTATGACAGCATTCATCAGTATGCAAAAGAGATTCAGAAAATTAACAAAATCACTACGGATCATATTACTAATGGTACTTACATTATGCTTCCGTATTATGATGATGAATTAAAATGAAATCTATTTCATTTTGCTTTATAGGAATAATAATATTCAAATTATGTGGATATGATATCAGGGATGGTTAATGGTTTGTTTGTACAAGGAGACAGTATATGACATTTTACATACGAAAAAACTATTCGCAAAACGTCTGTTTAACGAATAGTTTTCTCTCCTTGACAACGATAATATCATATCTACTTGTACAAAGCAAGCCTTTTTTCTAATTTTAGGTAATATATAGAGAAATATTTAGTTTCACTTCATCCCCAACCCCTTATATAAGGGGCTATTATTTGGCCAGGCGGGAAAAAATACCTTTTCATTATAAAAGTGGGTTATGCTAAATAAAAAAGTAACTATTTCACAATCAAGTGAAATAGTTTTTTTTTATTAAGCATACCGCAATGTGGTCAAGTTTTTTTTTAAAAGCGCAATTTGTCACTACTTGATATAGTCTACTCCGCTGGATCCGAATTTACCTTACTGAACAAGTAGTTCCTAAATTGCAAAAAACTTGACTCACAAAGCTACCACACTTTTACAAAGAAAATGAAATTTTTCAATTTCTAAATTATTTTATCTATTCGAAAGGAGAAAGAAAACATGAACAAATTACAGGTAATTATCAAAAAAGGAGATTATACACTACTCCAAAACAAAAACTGCTACATAATAGCACGCAAGTACAATCCGGAAGCTGGTGACTGGGAACATGGCACATATTACAACTACTGGGGAAATGAAGAGAATAAAATCAAATATCTTCAAATTGCGATTGAAACCATAATGACAAGAACAGATAAAAACTATATATCACGTCCAAGACTGGAAGAAATTGCATCAAGAGCCATTGACAACATCAAAGAAGATCTTGAATATTTTATAGATGAAACAGATCTTGAAGAGCATGAAGCTATGTACTTTGGAATACATGACAAATGGGAGGAAAATCAATCATGGTAAGAATAAAACTAAGAGAAATCGACGTATACTTGGATAACGAAACACTTGAAACTATAACAAAAATGTTTGATGATGAAAATGGTTTTGTTATAAATCAGGCTATCGAAGCACTTGCCGAAATGGACCTTAAAGAACATATAGAAAACAACATCAACAAAATTCTCAAAAATTGACATTAAGAAAGGAAAAGCCTATAATCCTCTTATACATAAAGGGGGTTATAGGCATGGAAGAAAGTATGACAAAAGAAGAAATGCAAAGATTTTTAAATCGCGAAGCAGAAAAAGGTGCTACAGAATATGAAGCACTAAAGGCATTAGCTGATATCTTAGGAATTGAATTTCCTGAATTAAAATCTAAATAAAAATCAAGGCAGAGGGTAAATATCAAACTACTCTCTGCCTTTTTTCATGTCAATAAATTTTTACTGTAAATCACAATTCGATCTGTTTAATTCTATATATGTTACTCTTTGACCGCACTTTTCAGAGACCACATTTTTCATATATCCGATATCGTCAGATATGCACGCTACCATATCAACCCACTGCTCTGGTGTCAGATTATACTCTACAATTTCCGGCTTTTTCAAATTTCTGCTAGCAAGGTATCTATGCCTATTAGAAAGAGTGTCATTCAGTTCTTTCGTCATATACTTAACAATATAGCTAGCCACGCGCCCAGTATCTTCCACTCTTGTCGCAGTCGTAAAACCAAATTTAAACCCAGTCAGATTATAAATCGGCTTCCCATGCTTCTTATGTCCACTATCTGTAAATGCCATATCTCCGCAGTCTGCAAGCAATCCATGAAAATGATAATGTACCTTATCCGCATGTAATTCCGGAATAATGATATATTTCAATTCCGGTGCATACCGCTGTTTCTGATTGTCCAGCCATTTCTTAATCTTCTTTAAAGTAACATCATAGTTACTAGAGTCTACCTTTTCCCTATCAAAAGTAAATGTCAGAAACCAATCCCACGAGTTAGCGCGTGCTAATTCATACACCTTATTTTTAGCACGGTTTGATGCTACTTTCTTTGATCTCTTATTTATAAGTTCTTCTTTATCATCTTCTTTTTTATCTCCTATAACCTCTTCCACAATTTCAATCTTTTTATTTTTCAAAAGTTCCATGTTTTGATCACTAATTGCTTTTAATGCTTCCCAATCAAAATCATCCGGCAAATCATGCCAATTATTAAAATACCATTTTTCCTCTTCATTCTTTTCTTCTCTAATCACTGGCTTTCTGTAAAATCTAATCTGTTCAGAATTAGCATAGATATATCTACGCATGTTATAGATCGCCAAGATCGTTGCCCCCTATCGTATTAAATTTTAAGGAAAACATTTTCCCCGTCGCGTTGCTATGAGGGTAAAATGTTGCTATTGTCAAGTAAGGGGAAGCCGTTTCTAACGCGGTGGCGGTAAAACCACCACCGCGCCAGAAATCGGCATCTTCCCCCTACTTTCCTTTCCGCCTACGCGCTTTTCTCAGACTTCTTGACGGACTTTGCACCGCACTCTCATTCACTACATTATCAAGACCGATACGTGTCAGCTTCTCATCATTTGAAATGAAATCTGCACTCATACTTTCAGAGATCATCTGACTGGTGTCATATGTATTGAAATCCTTATTATGTACAAACCACCATTTTACGCGCTGACACTTAACCAGCTGAGGGTTCATTGCGTTTTCATAATCCCACGCATCATAAAACCTTAAACCTTGAAATCGCCATAACTTGCGACAATCAATTACATGTGTAGTAATCGCTCTAAAAAGCTTGTCTACCATGAAAAACCTTTGCGCAGAACAAACAATATATATATGCTTCTTTCGTTGCTGCGTAAGAACATTAAGTAATTGTAAAGGAAAATTTGCATAGTTTCTGTGGCTTAATACGTCCTCTATTTCATCAATCAGAACAACATATCCCTGATACTTCCAGCGTTTAGCACATACAACATAGTCAGGATATGGTATATTATTCGCCTTAAAATATGCAATTTCCTCTTCTGTCAACATGCTTTCATCAAACGGCACTTGCTCAATGTACTCTTCCAAAATACTTCCATCATCGTCATAATAAAAATCTGGCGGTATCCTCTTTTCAATTTCATCTTCGGAATAGTATTCGCCCTGATTTTTTCCCAGTTCCATCAGCTGATTAAAATTGACAAGCGGTACATACGGAATACCAAACAATTTATAATTGCTTATAAACTGGATAGTATTCCCATATTTCTTATATAACCTACGTGCATAATTCGTCATAGAAAGCGTTTTGCCGTGCCCGAACATACCCACAAACATATCTATTCCATAATAGTTAAAATCGCGCCATTTACGACGCAGAAAATAGCTGATTGTATCATACAAGGTATAGAACATTTCAAAATGCACGTTAAAGAGCAAGCAACGTAAAAACGGAAACATAACAAGCAATACAATCGCTATAACAATAAATAAATTCATGCAGCTTCCCCCTATCGCATCAGATTGTTTTGTATCTGCCAAACAGCATTAAACAAAAATTTGAAGATAAACAAAATCAGGAATATCGAAAAAACGCAAAGTATGAAGAACTGCAACAAGTCAACAAAGGTGGAAGCTTCTGATAAAAGCGGAACACCAAAATAAGCCAATAACTGTGTAAAAATTTCCATATTACCACACCCTTTCTATAAAAAATAAGTCATAACAAGCATTGCAATCACAACAAGGAACAAGATAATAAGAACAATATCAAGTTGTTGATCTGTAGTAAAATCGTTTAACGGTGTGCTAAACAAACTGTTTTCACTAACCGTATTTTCCGAAACCGTCACAACATCCTTGATATCGTCCAGCTTGTCTGATACGGCCTGTAACTGCTCCGTATAATCTACGGCTTCAATATCATTTTCTGATACACTATCAGCCATATTAGCAAGCGTTTCTTGTAAAATATCCAACTGTTCCTGAAGCTTTACAACATTTTCATTTAATACGTCAAAGTTTCCGGAATAATCAATCTGTGCCGGAGCTTCAACCACATTAAAATTGTCATCATCCGGCACACTTTCTGTCTGATCTGCTTCCGGCAATTCATCAGCGTAAACCGCTACAGAAACAGATAGCGCAAAACAAAGCGCAAACACGAACGCAAAAACCGCAACTTGTAGATAGTCTTTCTTAACCATTTAAACCACCTACCTTTCGAGAATGTAACAAAAAAGAGCAATTACAACACCAGCAACCGAGCACCACACCCATACATCAAAAAACGTAAATGAAAAACCGGATATAGTAATCTGATAAGTGCGCGCCCATTCGATAATAACTAAAAAAGGACTTAATAATTCCTGCATAATATTTACCCCCTGAAAATCTTAATAATAACGCCCAGCAAGCACAAAGCAAGCGAAGCAACCATAATAGTAATAAATTCTTCCGGCATAAATGGAAAGACTGCCGATAGAAAACTTGTGAAATCGCCCTTGAGCAATCCCATTAAATCAGTGATTGACTTTGTAATAGATACAATCGCGTCTGCTATAGCATCCACCAAATCCTTAATAATTGAGAAAATGCCCTTTATAATCGAACCGACACCGCTGGCAATTCCGCTGATAATATCATCAAAGAAACCACCTCCAGAACTACCGCCACCGCTATTATCAGAACCGCTAGAACCGCCATTATAATAATTATTTGTAATATTAGTAACTGTATCTTGACTAACTGTCTTAGCCGTAGTACCAGTATAATCTGGTGTATAACTACCAATAAATTGATCGCCGAGATCTTTCTTTAAATCAGCCTCACTTTTATAACAGTTAATAGAACCAGCACTAGCCGTATAAGGAACCTTCATAGCTAACGATGTTTTTTGATACTGAGACAACCACAACGGCAAAGTTGCCGGATACCAACCAGAATTTTGGTAACAATCAACATCATCCAAAGATGGAAAAGATCCCTTTTCAACTTCCACCATAAAATGTGCACTAGACGGATTATCAGGATGCGCATACATCAATTTATAAGAATTATCATCAACCTTAAAAAAGAACGTTTTCACATCACGATATGATACAAAATTGTCATCATAAAAAGCGCAAGCCGATTGTTCCAAAGTCATGTTACTGGTAATAACACCATATGGTTTTTTTATCAAATGCACCATATACCAATCAGATGCCGAATCATATGGAATAGTTTGCCAATTACCGTCCGTATCAAGATAACCCTTTCCTCTACCATCCACTGTATAAGTTCCTGAATTATAAAAATAAGCAAGATAATCTGGGTACGCATTACAAAGATCATAGAGCGCAACATAAATTTGCTTATTAGGAAAATCTTCAAGTGTGACATGATTTATAGCTATTGGATAACGATAAGTCATAGTAACCTTATCATTATAAGCAACAATCAACTTATTACAAAAATCAACTAGATCGTCTGATAATTCCCATGTTTCCGTATCATCATCAAACGATAGTCCTTTAGCCAAATATTCATAATAAGAGTAAACCCCCGCTTCCGGTTGATTAGCATACAGATCAAGACATAGTTGTTTAAAATTATTACCACCAGAACCAGATGCCAAACCAGTAACAGAACTAATAATCTGAGCAGCCGTATTGCCAAGATATGAAACTTTTTCTTGTGTAGTCCAGCTGTTAAACCCCGCCGGACTCGGTTTGCTATCATCAGCAAAGCAAGGAATAGATATTGCAAATACAAGAACAAATGCTATAATAATAACAAAAGTTCGTTTTAAAATTCTTTTCAAATTTAACACCACCTTTCAGAAAGGAGAAAAAAATGTCTACAATAAACACAATCATATATCTAATAGTTTGGGTATTAGCTATACTATTCTTAATAGCAGTACCAATCAGTTTAGTAAAACTTATCAAGAAGATAGCCTCCAAAGAGTAATAAAAAAAGGATGTGATGCAATTCATGCACCGCATCCTTTTCTTTGTGACATATTTGTAACAAGTGGACAACTGCTACATACTACACATGTTTCAGCTTCTTAACAATTCCAACTGCAACGCCGATAAATCCAGCCGCAAATAATGCGCATAAAATCGGATTACCAGTAATTGTAGTCAGCATAGTAGAAGCCAAACCCATGAGAGCCTCAACGCCAGCGGTAACGCTTGCCATTCCACCAGCCTCTGCAACCAT